GCATGGAGAATGTGCCGTGCGTATTCGTCGACCATCTGACCGAGGCGCAGAAGAAAGCGTACATCCTCGCAGACAACCGTTTCGCACTTGATGCGGGATGGGACGAAGATATGCTGCGCGTCGAGATGGAAGCCTTGCAAGGCATGGACTTTGACATCTCGCTCACGGGCTTTGACGAATCCGAGATTGCCGATCTGCTCTCACTGGATGATGGTGAAGCGCAGGAAGATGCCTTTGACGTGGATGCAGAACTCGCAAAGCCTTGTGTCACCAAAACAGGCGATGTCTGGCATCTCGGAAAGCATCGTGTTATCTGCGGAGATTCCACACTGCCGGAGACGTACGAGCGACTGCTCGGCAGTGAGAAAGTCAACCTCGTCTGCACGGACCCGCCGTATTTTGTGGCTCTGGAAAGTTCCTCCGGGAAAATAAAGAACGACGATCTGAATGACAAGGATGCCTACGAGTTCCTGAAATCTGCCTTTACTGCATTCCACTCGGCGATGGCAACGGACGCTTCCATCTACGTTTTCTACGCAACAGCAAAAGCCCGCATCTTTCATGACGCTTATGAGGATGCGGGCTTTAAAGTTGGCGCAGGTCTGGTGTGGAAGAAAGACCGCCTTGTACTCACACGGACGGATTGGAAGTACATCCACGAGCCGATTATCTGGGGATGGAGGAAGGACGGGCGGCACAGATGGTACGGCGATCAAAAGCAGACTACCGTCTTTGCGTTCGACCGTATCAAGGACTCGAAGAAGGACGGCTGCGGACATCCGTCCTCGAAGCCCGTTCCGCTCATCGCGTATCTCGTCAAGCAGTGTACGCAGACGAACGGTATCGTTCTCGATGGCTTCCTTGGTTCTGCATCAACGCTCATCGCCTGTGAGCAGTTGAACCGTATCTGCTATGGCGTGGAACTTGAGCCGAAATTCGTGGATGTCGCTGTCGAGCGGTACATTCAGCGCAAAGACAGGAATGCCGAAGATGTGTTTTTGGAACGTGATGGTGAGCGCATTCCGTATGCGGACGTTCCAAGAGTAGAGGAGGTAGCACAATGAAAGTCTTTCTAAACGCAGGACACGCCCCGAACGGGAATCCCGACCCCGGCGCATGCGGCTATGGGCTGCGCGAGTGTGATGTGGCAAAGAACGTCGCTGACCTTGTTGCGGGCTATCTCGCTGCAGCAGGTGTGGAGGTGGTTGGCTGTCTCCAATCCGACAGCCTCCATGAAGTCGTATCGACTTCCAATCGTGCGGATGCCGACGTATTCATCTCCATTCACTGCAACGCCTGTAACGGCACGGCAAACGGAACGGAGGTCTGGCACTTCTACGGAAGCAGCGCAGGGGAGACACTGGCACAGTGTATCCAGAATCAGATTGTGGATGCGCTCAGAACGGTGGATCGCGGCGTGAAGGGAGCAAAGCCCGGTGTCAACGGTCTGTACGTTCTGAGCAACACCGATGCAGTCGCCGTGCTCGTGGAGCTTGCGTTTATTGACCATGCGTGCGATGCAGAATTGCTCCGCAGCCGGCAGGATGAATTTGCCCGCGCCATTGCGCGTGGGGTAACGGACTATGAAGGAGAGTGTTGAAGATGAAACTGGAACACATTCAAAACGAATTGAAGAACCATGTGGGGGACTTTGTACGGACGGAGGCGAAGGAAGCGACCGTCCTATGGCTGCACGAGAAAGGTCTCCCGGCGGCGCGTGAGGTGTCGGCGGCATACACGGCAGCACTGAAGGAGAGCGCGGAGAAGGAGACGGGATGGTGCAGATTCCGCGACCGCATCTTCCTACCGCTCGTCATCGACGGCGCGATCTGGATGACGGGCAAGATGCTCGAGCGCATGACCACTCCTCATTCTGTGAAATGATGATACTCTGTGGTTTATCTCACTGAAGCTATGGGTGTATACAATACAATCCGCTTGCTAATTCTTCCCATACGAGTGATGAATGTAATGACCAAAGTTCATAAAGGAGGTTTTCAAAATGAAGGTCAATTACAACATCCAGAAGGAAGAGCGCAAGGCGATGGTCGGGATCGTCAGCAAGGTGCTGGACATCAAGCCCGTCTACTGTGGCGCACCGAGCTTTTCCTACAAGGTCGGCGCATTCGAGATCACGAAGGTGGGCAGCCTTTGGTTCGACGATGCCACCGACGAAGCGACGGTGGCGCGTGTGCGCACGGCACTGCGCGAGGAGGGCTTCATGTCTGAGGATGGGGAGCACGAGGCTTCCTGCGCGGACACAGGGGCGAATGAGCCGATCCTGACGGAAGCGGCAAACACGCCTACCGAAGTAGCTGCGCCAGACGAGCTGATCCAGACGGAAGTGACGGTAAATGAGGAAATGCCGGCAGAAACAACAGTAGAAGAACCTACTGAAGTGGACCCGGCAGAAAGTGAGCTGTCTTCAACAGAGTCTGCTTCGACAGAGGAAGCGATGGCAGAACTCGACGAGGACAGCCTTTCCATTAGTCTCCCGCGCAGTCTTTTCACCGAGACGGCACTGCAGAATCTCGATGCACTTCTTCTGAGCAAGGGACGGCTGATTCGCCACGCCTTTGACATCAGGGAAGCGACCTACACGCTGACCGATGACCGCATCACCTTCGCATGGCTGCACGGCACGATCACCGACGAGACGGCAAAGGCATACGCTGAGTTCATCAGTAAACTCTGCCTGATGGCACGGGCGCAAAAGCGCGTTACGGCAAAGGAGAAGATTGTGGACAACGAGAAATACGCATTCCGCTGCTTCCTCCTGCGCCTCGGCATGATCGGGAGCGCCTACAAGCAGTCGCGTAAGATTCTCCTGCAGAACCTCATCGGCAGCAGCGCGTTCAAGAGCGGACATCGGAAGGAGGCTGAGGATCATGCGGTTTCCGAGTAAGGAACAGATCGCCGCACTTCGTAAGCGGTACCCGAACGGGGCAAAGGTGGAACTCCTCGGAATGGATGATCCGCAAGCCCCACCGATGGGAACGAGGGGCGAGGTTCTGGGCGTTGACGATGCGGGACAGCTTCTTGTCCGATGGGAGACAGGCTCGTCACTCAGTCTGATCTCTGGTGTGGACTCCTTCCGCATCGTGCAGAAAGGGGGCAGATCATGAACGAGAAGGTTTTCGCACAGATCATGGATATCCGCAACTCCGGGCGGGTGAATATGTTCGACGTCCCCAGAGTTCAGCGGATGGCGTTCGAGATGGGGTTCTACGAACTGGTCTGCTTCATCGAGGAAGACCGTGCGACGTATGTACGATTTATCCTCACGGGTGAAAAATAGCCGACGATTCTAGCGATTCTGCACAGCCTTTCGGGGCTGTGTTTCTCTCGAAATATAAGTGTGGTTTATCCGAAATATGACTTGCTATATTCTGCGTTTAGAGACATATATGTACATGGCCGAAGGAAATAACCTACACACAGAAAGCGAGGAACACAAAATGAAGAACGCAGAAGCAAGATGGCCGAAGACCACCACGATGGAGCACCTCGATGAGATGCGGTTCGGGACAAGCGGCGCGATCCTTCGCTACGGCGAGCAGATCCTTGTGGTCGGGATGGAGTGTTGGGGCTTCCACGCAGCCATCTACGAGATGGTCGAAACGCCGGAGGAGACGGGCTTCGCGGATATCGAATGCCGCTTGAACCTCGTCGAAGCCTGCGCGGAGCTTTTCGAGGACGGCGGGCACGCGATGGCGTGGTGCATGAAGCGCATCTAAGCCGCTCCAAGAGGAAAAACAGCCCTTCGGGGCTGCTTCTCGTATTGCCGCTATTGAGCGGCTTTTTTGATGGGGGTGATCGCTTGCGGAAACTGACGGATTACAAGCCGACGAGGTTCATGGCAGAGGACGCACACTATGACAAAGCCGCTGCGGACTATGCCGTCGGCTTCATCGAGTGCCTGTGCCATACGAAGGGGACGTGGGCAGGAAAGCCCTTCGAGCTGATCGACTGGCAGGAGCGCATTATCCGAGACATTTTCGGAATTTTGAAGCCGAACGGCTATCGTCAGTTCAACACGGCGTATGTGGAGATTCCCAAGAAAATGGGGAAGAGCGAACTCGCGGCCGCCGTTGCACTCCTCCTTTGCTGCGGCGATGGGGAGGAGCGTGCCGAGGTGTATGGATGCGCTGCTGACCGTCAACAGGCGAGCATCGTGTTCGAGGTCGCAGCAGACATGGTGCGGATGTGTCCCGCACTCAGTAAGCGGGTGAAGATCCTCGCTTCCCAGAAGCGGATGGTGTATCTGCCGACAAACAGCTTCTACCAAGTCTTATCTGCAGAAGCATACTCGAAACACGGCTTCAACATTCACGGCGTGGTATTCGACGAACTTCACACGCAGCCGAACCGCAAGCTCTTTGACGTTATGACGAAAGGCTCCGGCGATGCGCGTATGCAGCCGCTCTACTTCCTCATCACCACGGCAGGAACGGATACGCAGTCCATCTGCTACGAGACGCACCAGAAAGCGAAAGACATTCTGGAAGGACGAAAGATTGACCCGACCTTCTATCCTGTGATCTACGGAGCGAAGGAGGATGAGGATTGGACAGACCCGGAGGTCTGGAAACGGTCGAATCCGTCCCTCGGCATCACGGTCGGCATCGACAAGGTACAGGCGGCGTGTGACTCTGCACGGCAGAATCCCGCCGAGGAGAACAGTTTCCGTCAGCTGCGTCTGAATCAATGGGTGAAACAGTCCGTGCGGTGGATGCCGATGGAGAAATGGGATGTGTGTGCCGCACCAGTTGATGCAGAGGCATTGGAGGGGCACGTCTGTTACGGCGGCCTCGACCTTTCCTCCACGATGGACATTACGGCGTTTGTTCTGGTGTTCCCTCCGACCGAGGAAGATGAGCCGTTTGCCGTGCTTCCGTACTTCTGGATTCCTGCGGAGAATATTGACCTGCGTGTGCGGCGCGACCATGTTCCGTATGACGTGTGGGAGAGACAGGGTTTTCTTATGACCACCGAGGGGAATGTTGTGCATTACGGATTCATCGAGACGTTCATCGAGAAACTGGGCGAAAAGTACAACATTCGTGAGATTGCTTTTGACCGATGGGGCGCGGTGCAGATGGTGCAGAATCTCGAAGGAATGGGATTCACCGTTGTTCCGTTCGGGCAGGGCTTCAAGGATATGAGTCCGCCGACGAAGGAGTTGATGAAGCTGACGCTGGAAAAGAAAATAGCGCACGGCGGGCATCCCGTCATGCGCTGGAGGGCAGACACAATCTT